ATTATTATAATGATATTTCTTTTCCTGATTATTATGATATTCATTATGCTAAAAGGATTGAACAGGACGTAAATAAAACAAAAGAATACCACGATCATTTAAGAAGTATTGGGTATATACAACAAAGGAATAATTATAATGGTGAAACTAAATGGGTAAAAAATGATTAAATTAATAGTAATAATTTTTGTAGTTAGTTTTATAATTACATTATATACAATAATAAAATGAAAGAATATCAATTACAAAAAGCAATATGTGAATTTTTGGATCTTAGTAATATTCTTTATTGTGGATCAATGGGTGGAAATTACCAGCCACATTTTAGTCAAAGAATTAAAGCTAAAAAATCAGGATATAAAAAGGGTTTCCCCGATTTATTTTTGTATGAACCACGAGGACCCTATCACGGGCTCGCAATTGAGTTAAAAGTTGGATATAATAAACCAACAAAAGAACAATTAGAATGGATTGAGCAGCTAAACAAAAGAAAATATAAAGCTGTTGTTTGTCGTGGTATAGATGAAACATTATATGAATTACAAAATTATTTGAGTTTATGAAAATTAATAAAATTTATAATGAAGATTGTTTAGATACAATGAAGAAGATGCCTAGTAATTTTATTCAAAGTATAATAACATCGCCGCCGTATTTTAATTTACGCGACTATAAAAATAATCAACAAATAGGGATTGAAAGTAATTTTAATGATTATTTGAAAAAATTATTAATTGTCTTTAAAAATGCTTATAGAGTTTTAAAAGACAATGGTGTTTTATTTGTAAATATTGGAGATACTTATGCAAGTAAAAGGATTGATAATGTTAAAAGGAAAACATTAATAGGCATTCCTGATAGATTTAAAATAATGATGATTGATTTTGGTTGGATATGTAGGAGTGATATTATTTGGCATAAGCCAAATGCAATTCCTTCAAGTGCAAAAGACAGATTTTCAAATGACTATGAAAGAATTTTTATGTTTACAAAAAACGAAAAATACAAGTTTAATACACAATATGAAGAAAGAAAAACGAAGGTAAGCAACAAAACAAATAAAAGAAAAAAAAGTAAATATTTATCGGATGAACAGGAGAAACAAGTTAGGCAGGGAATGAATAAAAAAAGAGGATTAAAGCTATTAGAAAAAAGGAATTATTTACCAGAACATTTGTTTTTTGTTAATTTTTTAAGAAGCAGAACGAGTGCAAAAGATTTATTTAGTAATGTTGAGATTATAAAATTATCTACTATTGAACATTGGTTTAGGAAAGACGTGGGCGGTTTCAGTTATCCAAAATTCAACGATTGGAATTTGGTTAAGGATTTTATTAATGATTGGAGTGATGACTTTTACAAAATAGATTTAGGATTAAGCACTATTGATTATGAATATGATGATATAAACAAAAACGCTGATAAAGGAAGAATAAAGAGATGTGTATGGAGTATTAACACAAAACCAAGTAAAGACAAGCATTTTGCGGCATATCCATCACAATTAATAAAAACGCCAATTCTATGCAGTACAGATGAAAATGATTTAATATACGATCCCTTTATGGGTAGCGGAACAACAGCAATAAGCTGTATTAAAAATAATCGAAAATATATAGGCAGTGAAATAAACAAAGACTATTGCTATCTTGCAGAAAAAAGAATTTCTAATGAAAATAAAACCAACATTTTTTAATAGCAGAAATAGAGAAATATATTGGGATTATAACGATATGAACAATTACTTGTTTATAATTTTATTTGATTCTGGTGCTGAGTTATCTTTTATTTTAAGAGATTTGAAAAAAAACAAAAGTATATTAAATTATATTTATAATAAAATACACAAGAGATTTGGCAATGTTGCAGAAATAGATACAAGTAAAATATCAAGTGTAGAATATAACTTAATGAAACAAATAAATATACCCTCTATTGTAAAAATATGTTAAACGATTACTTAACTGACAACTATAATAAGTTAAAAGACATTGCCTATAATATAACAAGTGGCAATGATGATGAAGATTTATTGAGTTTTGTAATTGAAGAATTATATAAATGTGATTCTAAACGGATCAATGAAATAATAAAAAAGAAGCAGATGACATTTTATGTCGTTAGAGTTATGTTAAATCAATATCAATCTAAGACCAGCAGATACCATTACAAGTACAGGAAATACTACGAATATCACACCACAACAACAATAGAATCTATAAGCCCTGATAACACAGAATACACAATAAAAGACAAAGAAGAAGTAGAAGAACGCTTAGAATGGATAGAAGAAAAACTAAAGGATATATATTGGTTTGACGCAGAATGTTTTAGAATCTATTTTAGAGAGGGCTACAGCTTATCTGAGATGGCAAGAGAAACAAAGATTTCTAAAAACACTTTGCATAAGTCAATAAGTAATGTTAAAAACTATTTAAAAAACGAAAGATGAAAAAAACTAGAATACTAAGAGCATTAAAAAAATGTAATAGCAAAGAGTTTATTGCAGACAGGGTATTATCTTTTCGAGATGAAAAAAACAAAGAATACTTTTTAGCTGAACAATCACAATATATGAATATAATAACACAATCAATTAATACTATATTAGACAGAGCGTTTTATATATTAGATGACGTTAAATTAAAAGACAAAATTTTAAAAGGATTAAATGAAGATGGCAAAAAGTAAAGGACTCGGAGATACAATTTCTAAAATAACTAAAGCAACAGGAATAGATAAGGTTGCTAAAGCTGTATTAGGTGATGATTGCGGGTGTAGTGAACGAGCTACTAAATTAAACCAAATGTTTCCGTATAATAAGGTTAGACAATTCACAGAAGATGAATTAAAAATATATGAAGAAGTGTTGCCAAGATTAAAGGGTGGCACGATCACAGGACAAGACCAATCTACATTAATTAAATTATACAATAAAGTATTTAATTCAAACAAACAACCTTCAAGCTGTTCAAGTTGTGTTCAACAAACACTAGCAAAATTAGCTAAGGTATATGTAAATAGTTGTAAAAATGAAGAATAAATCACAGGTATTTAGATTCTGTTGCAGTTGCAGTAGAATGACATTAATGTTAGAATATGATGGTTGTTATTTTTGCGGTGGCAAATTTGTTGTAGCTGCTAAAACAGACGACTTTAATATAAGACCTAAGAAATATGCAAAAACACACTAAAGTATATCTTGATTTTTTTGATTATTTTGACGAATTCATTCCTTGTGAAATGTGCAGTTCAAAAGCGACGGACGTCCATCATCTAACAAAAAGGTCTAAATTTGGAAGTAAACAAGAAAGGGATTACATTGAAAATTTAATTGGTCTTTGTCGCGATTGCCATATTAAAGCTGAAAGCGATAGTATGTTCAATATGTTTTGCAGAATACAACACCTGGAAAACGTATGTGTTCAAGTATATGCGTTAATAGATTTAAACAAAAAACTAAATGAAAATAGAAAAAAATAAAATAAAAATACTAGAATCAGATTTTGAATACTTGATGAAATTTGAAAAATATATTAGAGAATATAAATCAGAAATTTATGAAGACGCCTATCAATGGGCGATGAATAAAAAAAACACAATTTATGCAAATAGAAAGTAAATTAATTAAAGATTTAAAACCAGCTACTTACAATCCAAGACAAATTAGCACGAAGCAATATAAGGATTTAAAAGCGTCAATTGAAAAGTTTTCTTTAGTTGATCCAATTATTATCAACAAAGATTTGACGGTTATTGGCGGACACCAACGACTGAAAGTGTGCAAAGAATTAAAGCATATTGAAATAGATTGTGTAGTGTTAGATTTAAGCAAAGAAGAAGAACGTGAATTAAACATACGTCTTAACAAAAATTCTGGAGAGTTTGATATGGATATTTTAGCTAATGAATTTGATATAGACGAATTAGTTGATTGGGGTTTTAAGCATATTGACTTAGATATTAACATTGATAAAATAGTTGAGGGCAATACAGAAGACGATTACATTCCTGAAGTAAAAGAAAGCAGAGTAAAACTTGGTGATGTTTGGCAATTAGGAAAACATAGATTAATGTGTGGAGATAGCACAAAAGAAAGTGATGTTGAAAAGTTAATGAATGGAGATAAAGCTGATATGGTGTTTACTGATCCGCCTTATGGAATGAATTTAGATACAGATTATAGTGGTTTAAATTGGGGAGATAGAAAAGGAAAAAAATACGAAAAAGTTATAGGAGATAATGAAGATTTTAAACCTGAATTAATTACTACTTTATTTAAAAACTTTAATTATTGCAAAGAGTTTTTTTTATGGGGCGCTGATTATTACTATAAATCTATTGAAAACTTTGACGATGGACATTACATAGTTTGGGATAAAACCCTGGATAGTAATGGCAATGCAGATAGTAATTCTGAATTCGAATTATTATGGACAAAACAAAAACACAAAAGACAGGTAATACATTTTAATTGGTTTAGGTATTTTGGATTGAGTAAACAAGATGTAAAAAAAAGAATACACCCAACACAGAAACCTTTGCAAGTGTTAACACCTTTTATAAACGATTATTCAAAAAAAGATAATATAATTATTGACTTATATTTAGGTAGTGGTTCAACATTAATAGCTTGTGAAAAAACTAATAGAATATGTTATGGAATGGAATTAGACACTAAATACTGTGATGTAATTATAGAAAGATGGGAACAGTTTACAGGACAAAAGGCAACTAAATTATAATAGATTAAATAATACAAATGGCACAGAATAAAAAAGAGAAATTATTAAAGGCGTTAGAAGAAACGCAAGGACTAATATATCACGCTTGTAAAAAAGCTGGAAATATAAGCAGGTCTACATACTATCGTTATATGCGAGAAGATGAAGAATTTGCAAAAGCAGTTGAAGATATTAAAGAAGCACAGATAGATTATGTGGAAGGGCAATTAATAAAGAATATATCTAGCGGTAAAGAAACAAGCATAATCTTTTATCTAAAGTCAAAAGCTAAAGATAGGGGATATGCTGAAAAGCTAGACATAACAAGTGGTGGTAAATCACTTACTGAACTTAAAATTGAAGTTATTGATACAGGGAAAGATTAAAACAACAAATGTATTTCACAAGGCGTATAGGTCTAAAACTAGAATTACTTGTTTACAGGGTGGAACTCGTAGCTCTAAGACCTATTCGCTTTGTCAGTTGTTTATTGTTAAATGCTTAGAAGAAACAGGTAAAGTATTTACGATATGTAGAAAGACACTACCAGCACTTAAAGGAACTGCTTATCGTGATGTGTTGAATATCTTAAAAGAACTAGATTTATATTCAGAACTCAATCACAACAAATCTGAATTATCATATACGCTTAATGGCAATTTAATTGAATTTATTTCAGTTGACCAACCGCAGAAAATTAGAGGGCGTAAGCGTGATTATCTTTGGCTTAATGAAGCAAACGAATTTGACTTTGAATCTTGGGTTCAGTTGTCTTTAAGATGCACAGGAAAGATATACCTAGATTACAATCCTTCAGACCCTTATAGCTGGATATATGACAAAGTGATAACTAGAGATGACTGCACATTCTTAAAATCAACATATTTAGCTAACCCATTTTTAGATGAAGATACAATAGCAGAGATTGAAAGATTAAAAGAACTTGATCCTGATTATTGGCAAATTTATGGCTTAGGAAATGTCGGTTCAATACAAACAATGATATTCAGAAAGTTTGAATTAGTTGATGAAGTGCAAGGACGCTTAGTTGGTTATGGTCTTGATTTTGGATTTACTAACTCACCTTCTGCATTAGTAGCTGTATATCAGTCTGATGATAATTTATACATCAAAGAGATGTTATATGAAAAGAGATTAACTAATACTGACTTAGCTAATAAGTTGCGTGAATTTAGAATTGACAGACAATCTGAAATAATAGGTGATTCAGCAGAACCAAAAACAATAGAAGAAATATACAGACAAGGCTTCAATATAAAACCCGCAAAGAAAGGTGCAGGAATACATTTAGGAATAGATATAATGCGTAGATATAAACTACATATAACTAAAGATAGTTTAAATGCTATTAAAGAATTTAGGTCGTATAAATGGGCAACAGACAAAAATGGTGATGTATTAAATACGCCTGTAAAAATTAACGACCACTTAATTGACGCTACACGTTATTTGTGTTTAAACAAGCTGTCAGTTAATCACAGTGGTAAATACTATATATTATGAAAATATTAATAGCTTGTGAAGAATCACAGACAATAACAAAAGAATATAGAAAATTAGGATTTGAAGCATACAGTTGTGATGTGTTAGATTGTTCTGGTGGACACCCAGAATGGCACATAAAAGGTGATGCAATAAAAGAAGCATATAGTGGTAAATATGATTTAATGATAGCACACCCGCCTTGCACTTATTTAGCTGTTAGTGGAAACAGGTGGCTATACAATAAGGATAAAACTAAAAACAAAGAAAGGTGGAAAAATAGAGAATTAGCATTAGACTTTGTTAGAGAATTAATGAAAGCACCAATAAAAAAAATAGCAATAGAAAACCCTGTTAGCTGTATAAGTTCACAAATAAGAAAACCAGACCAAATAATTCATCCATATATGTTTGGTGATGTAGCTACAAAAACAACTTGTTTGTGGTTAAAAAATTTACCTAAATTAATTCCAACAAATATAGTTAGTAAAGGCGAAAGAACTTATTTTAAAAGTGGCAAATCACACCCGAAATGGTATGCAGATTGTTTAAGCAAATCCAAACAAGAAAGGCAAAGATTAAGAAGCAGAACTTTTAAAGGTATTGCAAGAGCAATAGCAGAACAATGGCAGTAAAAAACGAATTATAAACTTTTATATTTATTAGTAATGAAACAGGTTAAATTAAGAATACCTACAGAATGGTCTGATATAACGATAGGAACATATCAGAAATATGTAGACATTCAATTAGGTAAAGGAAGCGAGAAAAAAAAGATTGTAGATAGTTTAGCTTTATTATGCGGAACTACAACAGCTATAGTTAAGAAAATGAATTATAAAGACCTGATTGAAATAATGGATATATTAAAGAAAATGATTGACTCAGAACCAAATAAAGAACAGTTTAGAAAGACGTTTGTTTTTAAAGATGATGAATATGGTTTTTGTCCAAATCTTTCTGCAATAACAACAGGTGAATATATTGATTTGGAAGCATATTGTAAAGATGATCCAATTAAAAACTTACACGTTATTATGTCCATACTGTATAGAAAGAAAACATTTAGTAGGGGTGATAGATACGCAATAGAAGAATACAATCCTGAAGAATTTAAAGAAGAATTATTTAAAGATTGCCCAATGGATATAGCATTAAGTTCGCTAGGTTTTTTTTTGACTTTAGGATTGACATTGGCGAAAAGTTCAGCCAACTATTTGGAAGCACAGGAACTGAAACAACAAAAGGCGTAAGTTTACAATCCAAATGGGGCTGGTACAATACGTTATATAGTTTATCCACGTCAATACTTGATATACAAAAAATAACAAAATTGCCTATATTGGAAGTGTTAACATACTTAGCATATACGCAAGATTACAACATAAAGCAAAACAATAAATATTAGTTATGATAACATTTAGAAACGTAGTCGGATTTTTAGAAACAATAGCAGAAAAGCATTTTGAGATTAACAGCTTTCATTCAGGCGGAATGTCTGAAGTAGATATTAATAAATTAGGTGCTACTGATTATGTTATATTGTATGCTGAACCTGGCGAAGCTACTATTAATACAGGCGTTATGACTTACTCTTTTACTATTTATGTAATGGATATGACTAACGACCAAATCTTAGGAGATGCACCTAATAACGAAAGAACAGCAAGAACAGATACTTATTCTGAAACGCTACAAATAATGCAGGACGTTATAAACGAATTTAAGCAGTCAATGTATTCAACATCTTGGGTAGATAATGAAGTAGTATTAGAAACGCCAATTACAGTTGAGCCATTTACAGCACGATTTGAAAATGAATTAACAGGATGGGCTGCTGATATTACTATTGAAGTTAATAATACTAACAATCTTTGTATTGTACCTATAACACCTAATAGCTAATGGATTTTCCTAAAACAAAAAAAATGTTAAAACGATTTGCTAAAGCTGTTGTTAGAGCTGGTAGAATTAGATTAGCAGCCGTAGGAATGGGAAGATCAAAGTTGATTAAAAACTTCAGCTATCAAATAGGTAAAATAACACCAGGCGATTTGCCTAAAGCAGTATCATTTACATTCGGTAGTTCTGCTAAGTATTGGCAATTCGTAGATGAAGGCGTTAGAGGTTCAGGCGGTTATAGTCCTGGACGTGGTGCTAAAAAAGGTAAAAGAGGTGGAACAGGTATGGCTAGAGGTGGCAAAAGTCCGTTTAAATTTAAAAAGAAGAATATAGCAAAAGGTGTTATTCAAAAGTGGATTACAAGCAAGGGAATTAGATTGAGAGGAACAGACGGAAAATTTAAAAGCAAAACAGCTTCTAATATAAAGGGTGCTGCATTTGTAATAGGTAGAGCAATAGCACAAAGAGGATTAACAAGAACACAATTTTTCTCAGCACCTTATAAAAAAAATATGAAATACTATATTGACAAAATATTAAATGCTTATGGAGATGATATTACTGACGATATAGTAAGTAAAATAAAATAGATAAATAATAAATTATGGCACTAACATTTGAACAGAAACCCGTTAACACGACTTCTAAAGTACCTGTTATTACTAATTGGACACCGCTAATTGGCTATATGGTTCTTAATGACACTATAAGTGGCTTGTTCTATTTTAAGCTAATTTTAGAAGTTAGATTAGATGACGCTTCAGGAACACTATTAGCTAAAATCAAACAAAGACGAAACGGCTATAGTTCTGATATTACAAACAATAGAGCAAGAGCATTTTTTGATCTAAGAGATATTGTTAATTCTCAATTAGTAGATACTGTATTTGACCAAAACGACACAGGCGTACCATTTAGAACAATACACAAAGTTGGTGTTAATACAGTAGCAAAACCATTTAGCGTAAATGGTGATAACACAACAGACGGCACACAAATACAAACTATATATGTAAAAGCATATCAACAATATAGTTCAAGTGCTTCTGCGATACCCACTGAAGAAGGAAGTCCAACTGTTAACGATACTCTACGCTATTTACAAGCGTCTTTGCCTTTAATGACAGCAAGAGATGATACAGGTAATTATGTGCAGTCAGACGCATTTAATGTATATAACGTTTCAAGTGCAACTGATTTATTTTTAAGTGATGTAGAAACAAGTGCAGGTGATTATAATTTAAATGGATATATAAACTACATACAAGACACAGACTATCATACTGTAGCGTTCTTAAATGACAATGCTAATTTTGATAGTGACATTGATTTTATACAGGTGGTTTATTATAATTCTAGTGGTGTAAAAATTGGTTCAGAACAATATATTCCAAATGTTTCAGGGAATGGTGGTGAAGCACCTACAGATGGCTCTTTAACTGACGCAGAAAGATTATTATACTTTGGTTGCGGTGCAGGTAATTTAGAAGCGTCAACTGTCACACCTAATGGCGGTAGCTCTGGTGATGCACAACCTTCTAACTTTTCAGGTTGGGCTTATTATACAATAAGAGGAACAGGAACTGCTACAGGCACTATTGCATACAAAACAGCTACTTATTATTTTATAAAACAAGATGGTTCTTGTAAAGGTTATAAGGTGCGTAGATTAGCTTGGCGTAATTCTGTAGGTGGTTATGATTATTTTAATTTTAAAATGAAGTCAACACAAACGACTAATATAGAAAGAAATAATTATAGCTCAATGCTTGGAACATTTAACAAATCTAAGTGGCGTTATAATAACACACAACGAGGTAAAACAACAAGACAAACAACAGCAACATTAAGCGAGATTTTGAACACAGATTGGATAACAGAACAAGACGCAAATTTATTAGAAAAGCTAATAATGTCAACTGACGCTTATATTGTTGAAAATGCAGACACAGATTTTACACAAGCTGTAATGATTAAGGATAGTAGCTTTGTTAAAAAAACGGTTGCTAATGATAAGCTGATTAAATACACGATCAATATAGAATACGCTAATCCTGTTAATACTAATTCATAATGAATGTACGTTTAGTTGCATATAGAAAAGCCACAAGAACCGCTACATCTAAAACGGCTTATAATTTAGATTTACAAGAAGCACCTAATGTTTCTTTAAACTTTCAATTCTCTGAAATTAAAGAACCTGAAACAAGAAAAGGTAGTTATTCGCAAACATTTAAATTGCCATTTACTGACAACAATAATCAATTCTTCGAAGATTGGTATAATGTAAATTTAGACACTTTAGTATTTAGTACAAGAACAAAGTTTGACGCTATTTTATATGTTGGAACAGTACCACAAATGGAAGGTAGCTTACAACTAAAATCAGTATATAAAAAAGCACAAGTTTATGAAGTTGTATTAATGTCAAGTAGTTCATCTTTATTCAGCATAATAGGTGAGCAAAGATTAAAAGATGTTTTCTTAGAAGATAATGGCAGTTATTCAACAGTATATAATCACCTATTTAATGAAACTAATTTAGCTGCTTCGTGGGGAAACTCTTTACAGAATACAGCAGGTGCTTCTTTATATGATTCTGATGCAGGTGTTTCTAAAATTGTATATCCAACTTCAATTACTCAAGAAAACTTTTATTACAATCCAAATGATACAGACGCAGATGGAAACGACCTTAAAAGATTTTTACGACTAGATCAAACTACAATTAATTCAATGGTAAGTAGTGATGGAGTAGAAGCTGTTTATGATAATATAGTTTCAATGTCGCAGTTCAGACCGTCTGTTCAATTAAAAACAATAGTAGATTTAATTTGTGCGAAAGCTGGGTTTAGTTATACTTCTACTTTTTTAAATAGTTCTTATTTTGGTAAGTTATTTATGACAACAGGAAACCATTTAGAGCTGTCTGCTACACCTACAACAAATTCAAATGCAAATCCTAGTGGACTTATGGACGTTGGAAATAGTGCAACTTGGGGTTCTGCAACATCTTCAGGTTCTTCTTCTCAAAGTAGTGAACACGTAGTTGTGGCAAATACAATTACACCAACAACAGGATATACAGCACCACAAGATAGCGATAATATTTGGAATGAAACATATAATTATTTTACTAAAGAAGATGTTAATATGACGCAAATTAGTTGCAGACATATTGGCGGATTGTCGGGGAGTATTGAAGCGTTTTCAGGAAACACAATGCACTTAACCGCAATACTAAGACCTTTTGATGTTTCAACAAACACACCTATTTTAGATTATAATTATGGTTCACAAACTGACAATGATTCTTTTTTTAGTAATGTAGATTTTTTTGAATGGGAATTAGATTTGTCTGAAATGCCAACAGGTGCGTCTGCACAAATAGTTATAATAGTTTCTAATTACACAGGAAACGGTTCTTTTACATTAGGTTCTTTACAAAATCTAACAACCATTGTTCCGCCAAATACAATCACAACTTTTGAAGTTGGATATAATTTATACAGCAATATAAGAATTGATTGGGTTGGTTATACTACTGACATATATGGTGCTACTGTAGATGTTCCTTCCTGCATTGATCCTGAAATAACGCAGAAAGCATTTTTAAAAGATATTGTGCAAAGATTTAATTTGGTTGTATTAACAAATCCTGATGACGATACCAATTTAATTATAGAGCCATACAACGATTTTATTGCAAGTGGTGAATTAAAATACTGGACAGATAAGCTAGACCTAGATAAAGAAATTGTTATAAAAGACACCACAGAAATACAAAAGAAAACAATTCATTTAAGCGATCAAGAAGATGAAGATTTATATAACAAAGAATTTAAAGAAAGATTTCCTGCTGTAAATGTATATGGACATTTAAAAATAGATGACTTTAATAATGATTTTGCTAAAGGCGAATTAAAGAATGAATCTATATTTTCACCTTTTATAAATAGCCAAGTTTTTGCAAGTAGCAACACACAGCTTGGAACTTATTTAATTAATTTTTCGCCACAATATGAAATAAGCTACGAAGATAAAGACGGTATTGTTGAAAGCAAGGTTGTTAAAACAAAACCAAAATTATATTTTTACGGCGGTACAGCTTCAACAGTAAAAGATGTAAATAATGGAACTGCAACCTATCACTTGCACAGAGTATATGATAATTCAGGAACAACGACTGCACAAGCGTTTGCATTTACAACATATGCTGTTTGTTCACCGTTTGACATATCACCAGGAAGCGATAATATTTCTGAACTAACAACAGCAACTAAATCATTGTATTGGAACTCATCACCGCCAATAGTACCCAATCTACTTGTCTTTAATTATGACAGCAATACGGGAAGTTGGTTTGAGAACTCTTTATATGGTTTATACTGGCAACAGTATTTAGACAACATCTATAGTAGCGAAGCACGTATAATGGAATGCTATTTAAATCTAAATGAAGTAGATGTATTTACCTTTAGCTTTGCAGATGAGATTTTTATAAAGGATAGTTATTGGCGAATACTTAAAATATCCAATTATCAAGTAGGTGCTAAAGCGTCAACAAAAGTAATGCTAATAAAATCACTAGATACTAAAGCACATTGTAATAGTTGTGATTATGTGGTTTCAACTTCGTTAGATAATAATTTATTAGCTGATACATTTTATTTGTGGTGTTCTGATGACGACGCGGGTTGTACACCTGATACTACAGCACCTAATTTTCTTGGTGCTTATGCGAATCCTGAATGTTGTATTTGTTATGGTGGAATGGTTATGTGGAATCAAACAGCACAAGCATCTAACGGCTTATATCCTTGTATGGCTAACTCAGGAAGTTTACCTATTAAACTACAAAGCATATTCGCACCTAAAAGCATATTAAATAGAGGACAATTAAAAACACTTATTTACAATAAATTAGGTGGATTAAATACGCCATTAGTTAGAGGTGTTAATAATAGTAAATATAGTAAACCAATGCTACCGTTATATGGTGATGATATTGTAATTAAATATGCTACTAAAAAAAGAGATATACCACAATTAGAAGGCGAATCACA